TAGTTGAAGAACTAGGCTCAAGAGTTGAAGCACTAGAAAACCAACTCAACGAAGAGATTTCCAAGAATGTTGAACTAACAAAAACACTTAACGAATCTCTCAAGCACGAAATCATCTCTAATGCATGTGAAGGTCTAACAAACACAGAAGCTGAGAAACTACTAACTCTCGCTGAAAATGTAAACTTCACATCACCAGACGAGTTTGCTGGTAAAGTAGCCACCCTCCGTGAAGGCTATTTCACTAAGCCAGTGAATAGACTAGACGCACTTGATCCAGTAGAACCATCAGATGGAAAAGTGTTAACTGAAGAATTGAGTGGCCCAATGGCTGCTTATGTAAGAACTTTAGGTAAAAAATTACCAAGATAATAAAAACCCTATAAGGAGAATAACAAAAATGTATCTTTCAGAAGCCCTAGAAAATAAGTGGTCCCCAGTTCTCGACCACGACGGTCTTTCAAAAATTAAAGACCCATATCGTCGTGCAGTTACTGCTATCATTCTTGAGAACCAAGAAAAAGCAATGGCTGAAGAATCACGCCAACTAAATGAAACCGCACCAACAAATGCTGGTGGTGGTCTTGGTTCAGGCACAAACATTGCTGCATACGATCCAATTCTTATCTCACTAGTTCGTCGTGCACTACCAAACCTCATTGCTTATGACATCTGTGGTGTTCAGCCTATGACTGGTCCAACAGGACTAATTTTCGCAATGCGTTCACGTTACAAGAATCAAACTGGCACAGAAGCACTATTCAACGAAGCAAATACTGCTTTCTCTGGTACAAATGCTCTCGGTGCTAATGGTAACGTCCGTGGTTCATTTGCCAACACAAACCCAGTTTTTGCTCTAGGTGACGACGACGTTTATGGCTATGGCCGTGGCATGACAACTGGTCAAGCAGAAGCACTCGGTGACGTTTCAACAAATCAATTTGCTGAAATGGCATTCAACATCGACAAGGTTACTGTTACTGCCCGTAGCCGTGCTCTAAAAGCAGAGTACACAATGGAACTAGCACAAGACCTCAAAGCAGTTCACGGTCTTGATGCAGAAACCGAACTAGCTAACATTCTTTCAACAGAAATTCTTGCTGAAATCAATCGTGAAGTAGTTCGTACAATCTATTCTTCTGCTACAGTTGGTGCACAATATGGTGTTACATCTGCTGGTACATTCGATCTTGATACAGATTCAAATGGCCGTTGGTCAGTTGAAAAGTTCAAAGGTATGGTTTTCCAAATCGAACGTGAATGCAACGCTATTGCTCGTGCAACACGTAGAGGGAAGGGCAATACCCTAATCGTTTCTTCAGACGTTGCTTCTGCTCTTGCAATGGCTGGTGTTCTCGATTATACACCTGCTCTACAAGCCGATCTAGTTGTTGACGACACAGGTAATACCTTTGCTGGCACACTACATGGCCGAATCAAAGTTTATATCGATCCATATTTCGGTGGTTCCGCTAATGGCGATGAACTCTGCACAGTTGGTTATAAAGGTACATCACCTTATGACGCTGGTCTATTCTATTGCCCATACGTTCCACTACAAATGGTTCGTGCAATCGGTCAAGACACCTTCCAACCAAAGATCGGCTTCAAAACCCGTTATGGTATGGTTGCTAACCCATTTGCTACTGCTGCTGGTGATGGTGCTGTTGCTCCACGTAACACCAATGCCAACAACGCAAACATCTACTACAGAATTTTCAGAGTCCGTAACCTCACATAATTCTGTTAATAATAAGAACAATAAAATACTAAAGAGGGGAGAAATCCCCTCTTTTTTTGTGGTTTTATAAATATACATGATAACTCAAAATAAGAGATGGTATAATGGCACAATTTAGAAAAGACACATATCGTTATCTTCCACAAGAAACTACTATATTTGAAGCAGTTATGTTGGCAGATCAATATGGTAATTTAGTCGGTGCAGCCAATCCTTCAGGCATGGCTGTAGATGCCTTTGGTCGTGCAAGAGTTTCAACACCACTAACATTATTTGATTCACAACATCGTTATGACCCAAACGGTAAATTTCATACTGCCAATACTGGTGGTGGAACATATTCATATACTGCAAATACTGCTGCATTTTCAATGAGTGTTAATACTTCATCCGGAGCAGAAGTTATTCGTGAAACTAGAAGGGTGTTTGCATACCAGCCAGGAAAATCTCTACAGATTCTACAAACATTTATTATGAATCCTGCAAAAGAAGGATTGAGACAAAGAGTTGGATACTTTGATACTAGAAACGGAATATTCTTGGAACTTGATGGTTCAACATTATCATTTGTCAAAAGAAGCAATTCTACAAGCACACCAACTGATACTCCAGTTGAACAAGCAGATTGGAATTATGATAAATTAGATGGAGCAGGTCCATCCGGTTTGACATTAGATATTACCAAAGCACAGATTATGTTTATTGATATTGAATGGCTTGGTCTTGGAACAGTTCGTTGTGGGTTTGTTATCAACGGTCAATTGATTCATTGTCATTCATTCCATCATGCAAATATTGTAGATGGTCCATATATGACTACTGCTTGTCTTCCAGTTAGACTTGAAATTACAAATACCGACACAACGGCAAACAATTCTACTCTCAAACAAGTATGTTCTTCTGTAGTGTCAGAAGGCGGTTATGAATTAAGAGGAAAGCCAAGATCAATCGGAACCCCTGCAAATTCTGTCATTGATATGGCAACTGCTGGTATATGGTATCCAATAGTTTCAATACGATTGAAAGCAGACCAATTAGATTCTATTGTGATTCCAACAAACATTTCATTCCTTGCAGAAGGAAATAATGGTAGAGCCAAATATGCTCTGATCTCTGGTGGAACACTTGGCGGAAATACCGTATTCACATCTGCTGCATCAGATTCTCCTGTAGAATATAATATGGTAGCAAATTCTATCTCTGGCGGAACTGTTGTTCAACAAGGTTTAGTAGGAATAACCAATCAAACATCTGCATTAGTATCATTAGACAAAGATGCTCTTTTCAAATATCAGCTATCAAGAAATGGTCTGACAAATACACCAGAAGTTCTAACACTTGCAGGAATGGCAGGAACTGCTGGTGATGATGCTTCAGGAACAATAGATTGGGAGGAAGTAACATAATTATTCTTCGCAAAAAAGAACTCATATTAGTAGGCGTAATATATTATATACCAGACTACACTAATCTACTAAATGAATTTTATTGGCAGTGTGAAGACATTGTTCCAGATATGCCAAGAGTGCATAAGTTTCTAAACTACTGGAAAGATAATATTGATGCAGTAATCAAAGAAGTTCAAGTGAGTGTTGGTAATACTTCAGAATATGTCAATGCTGACTTTTATAAGGTAATCAACTAATGTTAAGATTCAAAGAATACACATACCTGACAGAAGCAAGAGCCAAGGATATTATAGAAAAATATCCTCACTTATCTGAACTTCCAAAGAAACATCTATCTTCATATGGTGAATGGTTAGGTAAAAATATTCCTCCAGATGCAGATATGAAAGAAGTAGCAAAGACAATAGAAGACTTTCATTCTGTAAAAGACATCATGCACAAAGATGACAGAGACATTAACTCATATGAAAATTATGATAGTTTGAGTAAAAATGTGACGTTTCACTTGAGAAAAAGAGAGTTTAAGAAACAACAAGAAAATGCTGTTGTTCCCGTCCATGAAAGTGATAATATCAAAGTAAATAGAGTTGATACCAAAGAAGCATGTATCAAAAATTATGGTGGAGGAAAGACTAATTGGTGTGTTGCTGCCACAGGTAAGGAAAATGCTTTCGAGCATTATAGGGATGCAAATGCCGAACCGGGTGAAAGAAATCATATGTATACTATCCATACACCATCAGGAGTATATGCCTATCATGAAGGTGAAGGCGGTATAGCAAGAGATTCAAGAGATAATGAAGTTAGTTTACTTGATCTTACCAAAAAACATCCAGAACTGAAAGATATTCCTGCACTTAAAAAATCAAAATATGGTAAATTATTTGAAGATGAAGATAGTCTTCGCACATATATGAAAAAATCTCCTGGTACATCTGATGCATCTAAAAGAATTAAAAGAAGAATCGTAGAAGGCTCAGAAACACTCGCACATGAGTTTATAGACCATCCATCAGATGATGTAAGAGCAGCAGCAGCCAAATGGGAATCTGTTGCCGACAAATATATGAATCCAGGTAAAGGTATGTTTTTCACCAAGAAACCAGAAAGATCGCCAACAGTTCTTGCTGCAATAGCCAATCATCATCCCGAACATGCAGAAGTTTTACATAAACATCCTGATGAACAAGTGCGTGCAGCAGCAGCAAGCCATTCACATATTGCAGAAAAATTGCTAGATAACAGAGAAAATGATCCTCTAGTATTAGCCACAATAAAATATCACCATCGAGATTTATGGGACTGGCATCCAAATGGCAAAGAAGCAAATATGAGGAAGTAATGTCAAATCAATCAGTATTAACTAAGATTCCAGAAAACACCAGTTTTCTACAAGCAACTAAATTTACATTCTCGTTTCCTACAATGCCTTTCTTGCGGTATTTTGCTCAAACGGCAGAAATTCCAGGCATATCAACATCACCAGTTCAGGTGCCTTCACCATTTGCCAATATGTTTAGGCATGGTGATACATTGGTATATGATCAATTTAATATAACAGCAATCGTAGATGAAGACCTTAGAACATGGGAAGAAACTCATGATTGGTTGGTAGCATTAACCAAACCACAAGATTACGCTCAGTATATTAGATTCTATAACGAACAAAAGACGCCATATCATGATGCAGTCCTGACGATCAATACAAACTCTAATATACAGAATATACGTATCTTATTTAAGAACTGCCATCCATATGCTCTATCTGGTATTCAGTTTGATACCAAAAACAATGCTGATAATACTATTGTCATGGATGTGACATTTAGGTATGACTTTTTTGAGATACAAAGACTATAAATAGAAATGTAGGTCACGATGCTACCAACATCTACCTACCCTAATGCTAAACAGGAGCACCAGCCATGTCTATTTATAAATCAAATTCATTAGAGTTCTATGTCTATGCATATCTTCGTGAAGATGGCACACCATATTATATCGGCAAAGGTAGAAATAAAAGATTGTTTAAAAAAGGGAAAAAGGAATCTATTAGCATCCCAAAAGAGAAATCAAGGATTATTATATGCGAATCAAACCTAACTGAACTTGGTGCTTTTGCTTTAGAACGCAGATTAATTCGTTGGTATGGTCGTAAAGATAATGGAACTGGGATATTGAGGAATAGAACAGACGGTGGTGATGGAACTTCTGGATATAGAATGACAGAAAAACAAAAAAATAATATGAAAGGTAAAAACACTCAAGGTCTTAAAAATTATCATAGGAATAATCCAGATAAAAATCCAATGCGTATCCCGGCGATAAAGGATAGAAGGTAAAAAAAGATCAGAATATTATAAAAATAATCCAGATAAAAATCCAAGCAAACGCAAAGATGTAAAAGAAAAACAAAAAAATAAAAGGATTAAGTATTGGTCTGACGAAAAAAATAGAATACTACAATCACTAAGAATGAAAAAATATCACGAAGAAAAAAGAAAAAATTCAAAGATTATGACTTGACACATAATAATAATCCTTTATAATGAATATTATTTTATAGAGGATTATAAATATGAAACCACCAGTCACAATAGATACCCTATCTGAAGAATGGCTAAATGATTCTCCAGTTGATACTACCGATCCTACAAGAGAATTGAGTAGAATACCCAACCTTCATTCAAAATACCTCAACATACTATCCCATCATAACCTAATAGTCAAGAAGTTATCATATGAATATAATACTCTCAAGAAAGTGAAGATTGAGTATTATATGGGTGATTTGAATAATCCAGAAGACTTGAAAGAATATGGTTGGGAACCACAGATGAAGAAGATAATGAGGCAGGATATTCCATCGTATCTTGATTCTGATGATGACCTAAATAAAATTCTAATCAAAAAAGTTATTCATCAAGAAATAGTAGACTATTGTGATAGAGTATTGAAAGAATTAAACAATAGAACTTTTCAGTTGAGCAACATAATCAAATGGGAAATGTATCTTAATGGCAGAGGCTGATGTAATAATAAAAAATGAAAACGAAGTCTTTGTCACTATACAGTGTGACGAATCAATATCTTATGAGCTTAGAGATTATTTTACTTTAACTATTCCGGGGGCTCAATTCACACCACAATTTCGTGCTCGTCTTTGGGACGGAAAGATAAGATTGTGGGATGTTAGAAATCGTAGGATATACCGAGGACTTATCCAACATATTATATCATTCTGTAAAAGTCGTAATTATACATACAAATATGATGATTCCACAACATCATTTTCATTGAACGAAGCAAATAAATTCATTGAGACAATAGGTCCAAAATATCAGCCAAGAGATTATCAGGTTGAAGCATTCGTTCATGCTGTCAGATCAAAAAGAGCATTGTTACTGTCACCAACAGCATCAGGAAAGTCTTTGATTATCTATTTGATGCTTAGACATTTTCTTGAGACTGAAGAACGAGGTCTTATTATTGTTCCCAACATATCTCTGGTAGAGCAATTATATTCAGACTTCAAAGATTACTCTGAACTAAATGGTTGGAATGTTGAGGATAATGTCCATAGAATATACCAAGGCCAGGACAAAGATACCAACAAAAGAGTAACCATTTCTACTTGGCAATCATTACACAAACTCCCTCCCAAATACTTCAAGAAGTTTGGATTTGTCATCGGTGACGAAGCACACCAGTTCAAAGCAAAATCTCTAACAGACATCATGACATCTCTCACTAATGCCAAGTATAGAATTGGTACTACAGGCACACTTGATGGTACAAAAACACACAAACTTGTTTTGGAAGGACTATTTGGTTCGGTCCATAAAGTCATTACTACCAAAGAGCTTATGGACCAGAAACACGTTGCTGATTTCAAGATTAAATGCCTTCTTCTCAAACATTCAGATGAAAGCTGTAAGTTGGCAAGAAATTATACATATCAACAAGAAATAGAATATCTTGTTCTCAATGAAGAAAGAAATAAATTCATATCCAATCTATCATTATCATTGAATGGTAATACTCTTATATTATATCAGTATGTAGATAAACATGGGTCTATATTATATGACATGATAAATAGTAGAGCCAAGGATAGAAAAGTATTTTTTATTCATGGTGATGTGAATGTAAATGTTCGTGAAGAAACACGAAAGATTGTAGAATCTGAAACAGATGCTATAATCATTGCTTCATATGGAACATTCTCTACAGGAGTTAATATAAAGAATCTACATAATGTAATATTTGCCAGCCCATCTAAATCAAGGATTAGAAATCTGCAATCAATTGGTAGAAGTCTCAGAAAATCTGATACCAAAACAGAAGCAACATTATTTGATATTGCAGATGACCTACGCTATCGTAAAAAAGAAAACTATACTCTCAAACACTTTTCTTCACGTATTCAAATCTATTCTGAAGAAAAATTCTCATTCAAAATCTATAAGATACAATTGAAAGGCTAATACACATGACCCAGCCAGAACCAATCTCATCTTCTGTTAAATTTATCAGACTCAATACAGGTGAAGATTTAGCGTCTGAAGTAGTTTACTATAAAACAGATGATGATGAATACTATGTTCTACTGAATCCATTAAAAATTGTATATTCTGTGAGTCAATCAAGACCAGGA